GGCTGGTGGCACGCTTGAATTCCCCAGATGTCTCAATATACACCAAATACAAAATTAAGCAAGAATTTTGTTGGACTTTATTAAGTTTTCTTCCTGAGTAATCACCCTTAAATTCCAAGGTACATGAAGGCCGCAAACATCAGGCGAGATCAACGGAACGATGTGGTCAACCACATACCTCTCGCCAGTAATCTTGGTCATCTTCTGCGCCTGCAAATATAGTCCTCGCATAGCTAACTTCTGTTCTGCCGTGATCCAAGCCGGAGTAGCGTCGCGGTGTCTACGCTTACGCACACTGGTTAGTGCTTTGTAATATTCTGGATTGTTTTCTTTGTGTTTTTTCTTGTAAACATTTTTTTCTTCAGCAGGTCTTGCACTTGCCCTAGCTTTTACAGCTTCTTTGTTTTTTTCATAGTACCTGCGAGCAGCTTCTTTGGCGGCTTCTGACTTGGGTTTTTCTTTGCGTTTGGCATTTCCAATTTTCCATTCGTCTTTCATGCATTCAACGCACAAGCCCTTTGTTTTGCGTAGTGCTATATGACCACGACTACACGCAAGCCCAGTGAAATAGTACTTACTGCCGGTTTTCTTTGCCTCTAACCTGCTACTTGGATAATCCATTATTGCTCCTTGCGTTACGATACAGGAAATCATAACACAAATAAAAAGGGGCCGAAGCCCCTTAATGAAAATATTAATTTCTTTAATGAAATCAATAAGTTCCGTAGATACCTAAAGGATCTGACCAGCCAAAAGAGTAGCGTTCGCGGCTCTTATAGCGTACATTCCCCGTGTCAAAGTCTCCGTCCATTGAATTTTGCAATGGGGTGCGTTCGAAGTGCTTCATGCCGTTAGGCACGTCGGTCAACAGGAACCAAGCATTAGGCGCGGTCAAGAAGTGGTTAATGGTGTAACCCTCTGGGATCGAACCATTGTTCTCGATAGCGTTAATGTCGTTGTTGTTAGTACCAACGCGCAACTTAGTTTCGAGCAAACGGGTTGCAACGAACTGCAGTGCTGGAGGAACAATCAACTTCTTGGGTTTAGCTGCAATCAGCAAGCCACGTTCATCGGTCCATGCGGCGATTTGAATCACAGCGTTTTCCAACGATGTTTCATTCAAGTCGGCAGGGGTAGATGGGCTGTTGCTGTTAGTGCCACCGTTCACCAAGGGGTGAGCGCTGTTAAACAAAGAAACGCCGTCACCACCAACATAAGCAGAGTTAAAGCCGTTGTTCAAGACGGCAGCAGCTTTAACTTGTTTGGTGTAAGCCATAGCACGAGCCAAGCCTTTGGTGTAACGAGCAGACAGGCTGTCGTACAGGTTATCTTCAATCGCTTCTTCAGTGATTGAGAAACCCAAGGCGATGGTTTCGTGGTTATAACGAGTTGTCCATGCTTCTTGTGCATTGTCATAAGCGATGGCGGAGCCTTCGTTCTTAACAGGTGCAGCAGAGAAACCAGACAGTTTCGTTTCTTCTTCAAAGCTACGCTCCGAGGTTTCGGTTTCGTAGATTTCTTTGTGCTCTTCGCCGTAGCGTGCATACTCCAAACCGAACAAAGCGTTCAGACCTGGCAGCAATTCTTTGAGCAGTTGTGCGCGTGAAATAGCCATTTTAAATTACTCCTTAGACGGTGATACCGTTGTAATAGCCATGAGTTCCCTGATTGAACTTAACCAAAATCTCAGGATATTGGTTGAAAACAATCGTGGCCGATGCGGTGATAGCTGGGCTAGGTGCAACGTTCACAGTCAGTGAAGTAGCGCCAGCCGATGCTGCTGCAGCGATGAAGGAACCAGTAGCAATGTACTGACCGTTAGGAGCAATGCTGCCAATATCAGTACCAACTGGCAATGCTTGAGGAATAGCAGCGCAAGTGATAGTGGTAGAGGAGATGCTTGTGTAAGTGGTTGTACCCAAAGACACAACGGTATCAGGAACCAAACCGATAACACGCAATGGGACGGCAGAAGTCGTCGTCAAAGATGTTGGGCTAGTTGCGCCGATTAACGAATCGCCAGTGTTGACGTTACCAGTACCAGCTGCCCAAGAGCGGTTGATACCAACGTTTTGACCAACCAAAGCCATAGAGCCAGAAGCAAGAGTACCGGCAGAGGCTAAAGCCACTACTTTGAACACTTGATCAGGATCATCAGCAACAATTGCTTGAGCATCGCCAGCCAAAGTGTTTGCAGGCCAGTATTGGCTGAAACGCTTTTGTTTGGTCACTGGGTCTGTAAAAGTGCAGCCCAAGAAGATGCCAACAATGTTTTGAGTTGGGGTTGCCAAAGTACCGTTGCTAGTGGTGATGGTAGACTGAACCACAAAACCAGTAGACAAAGCTACGATGTCGCCATAGTACAAGCTACTTCCGTAGTTGTACTGGATAGGTAAATAACGAGTGGAACCCGCAAATACCTGACCTCCGATCAGATTGACCGGCTTGAACCCGTAAGGGGCCGAGACAGTTGGATAAGCCATTTAGGACTCCTAAAAATTAAGATTTGCCGAATGTAACCTCAGAGCGCCTGTCTTTAAACAGAGGCATACGAGGATCACTATTGCGCATGAAACTATTATCAACCGACTCCATCTGAGCTGTGTTTTGCTTGGCGTAGTATTCTGCCGCCTGCTTCACAAACTCCTCTGGTATCCGGCATAACAATAGTCCGCCGACTTCAATGCCACCTTTAAATCTTCCATCATCCACTTCATGCATCATCAACTCTGGATATTCCTCGGCTTTGCAAGGCTCATAACCTTCGCGCAAGCGCATAGAAATATTCTTCGGATCTGCATTCCCTACCATGCTAATGCGGATATAGCGGTGCTCCCATCCTGGACGGGGATCCGGCATTGGCAGTTGCTCTGGCGGACGCCATGCATCTGGTCGCTGCATAACAGCACGGGTTTCAGTTTCACGAGGTTTACGATTCTGTTCTGACATGATTAGTTTCCTTTACGAGTTTTTTCAACTTGACGTGCATAGTCCTCTAATGAGACACCAAGACGCCTTGCAATGTTTGCTTGACTTGCAGTAAGTACGATCTTCTTGGTCGCTGTACTTCTACTTGCCGGTGCAACATTTGATCTCTTAGGTGGAGAAGAAGCTTCCTCCTCAGAGCTGCCTTCAAAACGATCAGGGAACCTATTACGCATTTCGGAATCAATTCTTCGGTAGTACTCTGGGCTAGATGGATTAATTCGCTCATCTTGCGTCAGTTCCTCGTGAATAGCAAGCGCATAACTAGTCATACGCCGATCACTTCCGAACCAAGGATTCTCGCTTTTCCACGCCTCCGCCTTTCGGTCTAGCTGCGGTGGTTGCGTTGTTTGAGTTTGTACCTCAAATTTTTCTTCTTGTAAAGGAGGAGCTTTAAAATTATGTAAACGCTCAGCCTTTATAGTTACTGCGGTCAATTCACTTTGGGCTTCGGCTAGTGCCTCAGAATCGCCCATTTCGTATGCCGCTTTGTATTTGGATTTAGCCGTCTGCAGTTCATTCTCAACGACTTTTTTAGCCTGCTCTAATAGAGCTGTCTGTCCTTGACTCAATGAACCTTTGAGCTTTTTGTTCTCTTCAACGACGTTTTGGGCAAGCTTTAAAGCTTCTTCACGTTCACGCAAAGCCGCTTCTTTGGCTCGGCGTTCATCGTGATAACCCTTAGTAAAGTGCTTGATCCGCTTCTTTACTGAATCGTTGTAAGTCTCTAGCTCATCATCAGAGAACTCTTTTGGCGGCTCATCAGCAGGTTTACGGCCACGATCTTGTGGAGGAGTATCGTCCACAATCTCAATGTCAGCCTGCTCTTCTTCAACCTTTTCAGGTTCGTTTTCATCTGGAAATTTGTATGCTGTAACCATGATTAATTCCCTGCTCGTTGAATACCACGGGGGTCTTGTACCTTGGCTTCCACTTGATCATCTTTAATGATGCGGAATTCTTTGCCGTGTATTTTGATCCGTGTTCCTGTATTAGGACGGACAATAACAAAATCACCTTCTGCGCATGAAGGCCCAGATGGGAATCGTGCTTTGTCTTTATAAGCGTCTGGTCCCAGTTTGATCACGAATAATACTGGCGTCAGTAACTCTTCGTAATTCATCGTTGAACCGGCTTTAATCAACCCGCTCTCATATTCTTCATCCACTTCAGGTAATACCGTCAGTAAATGATAAGTCTGAGGCTCAGGCAGTTGCTTGGCTTTTTCTTCTGGATTCTGATTCAGAATGCCAGATAAATCCACAGCTTGGACATCAAATTTTTCCATACTTTCCTCGCAGGGGGCTATGAAGATAGCTCACCGGTAC